GACGATCAACGTCGAGGAGCGAACTGTTGAGCTGGTCTGGACGACCGGCGCCCAGGTGCGGCGCGCGAGCTGGTCGCGCGGCGACTACATCGAGGAGCTGAGCCTGCAGCCTGGCGCTGTGCGGCTCGACCGCCTGAACAAGGGCGGGCCACTGCTCGATGCGCACGACTCCTACTCGCTGCGCAGCCAGATTGGTGTGGTGCAGCGAGCCTGGCTGAACGGCAACGAGGGCCGCGCCCTGGTGAAGTTCAGCCGGCGTGATGACGTCGAGCCCATCTTCCAGGATGTGATCGACGGCATCTACCGCAACGTCTCCGTGGGCTACAAGGTCCACAAGACGGAGCGCGACGAGACCGGCACAACGCCGGTTGAGCGTGCAGTGGACTGGGAGCCGTATGAGCTCTCGCTGGTCCCGATCCCGGCTGATGCCGGGGCCCAGGTGCGCTCTGAGGAGGCGCCTGCAACCCAACCTTCCGAACAGGAACGATCCATGACCCTTCCCGCGAATGGGGTGCAGGCTGCTGAGCCCACCCAGGACACTGAGACTCGCGCCGCCGCTCCGGCCGCCACTGAGGCCACCCTGGCCGTGTCGGTGGTGAACGCCGACGAGGTGCGCGCTGAGGAGCGCCGCCGCACTGCTGGCATCCTCGATGCCGCCCGCAAGCTGAACGTCGACGAGGGACTGGCCCACAAGCTGATCGCCGACGGCGTGGCCCTCGACGAGGCCCGGATGCAGCTGATCGATGCGCAGGCCGCCGAGCAGCGCAAGACCCCCGGCATCGCTCGGGTCGAGGTGACTCACGACCATGGCGAGAAGCGCGCTGCTGCCAAGCTCGACTACCTGAAGGTCCGCGCTGGCCTGGCCAGCCTGGACGATGCGCCGGCTGCCCGTGAGTATCGCGGCACCACCCTGCTGGACATGGCCCGCGAGTCGCTGGAGCTCGCTGGCATCAATGCCCGCGGGATGGACAAGAGCGAGATCGCGGTGCGTGCGATGCACAGCACCAGCGACTTCCCGCTGCTGATGGCCAGCATCCAGCGCGTGACGCTGAAGGCGGCCTATGGGGCGGAGGTGCAGACCTGGGCGCCGCTCGCGGAGCAGCGCAACCTGCCGGACTTCCGCGAGATGAAGGAGATCGAGGTGGGCGGCCAGATGCTGCCTGAGGAGATCAAGGAAGGCGGCGAGTACAAGACCGGGACGCTGCAGGAGCAACAGGGCTCCTGGAGCCTGAGCGAGTACGGCAAGAAGCTGGTGATCGGTCGTCGGCTGATCATCAACGACAACCTGGGCTACATCACCCGTGCCGTGCAGGTTCTGGCCCGTGGCGTCGCCACCTTCGAGGCCAACCAGATGTGGGGTCTGATCACCGGCAATGCCAAGTGCATGAGCGACGGTGTGGCGCTGTTCCACGCCAACCACAACAACACCGGCACCGGCGTCATCGGTGAGACCGCCATCTCTGCCGCGCGGCAGGCAATGCGGAATCAGAAGGACTTCACCGGCAAGAATCCGCTGTACGTGACGCCACGGTATATCCTGCTGCCGACTGCGCTGGAGACGGCGTTCGACAAGTTCAACTCGTCGATCATTCCGAACCAGACCAGCAACGTCAACATCTTCTCGGGCTACCTGCAGAAGATCATTGAGCCCCGCCTGGATGCTTCGAGCACCACGCAGTATTACATTGTCGGCGATTATCCCGGCGTGACCAAGCTGATCTACGGCTACCTCGAAGGCGAGGCCGGCCCGACCATCGAGTCGGAGATCAAGCGCGACCCTGACGGCATCGTGACCTACCTGCGCCACGACTTCGGCTGCGCCGTTGGTCAGCACCAGGGCTTCTACCGCTCCACCGGCGCCTGATCCGCGCTCTTTCCTTCAACCACCATCTGAGGACTGACCCGTGAAGAACTACGTTCAAGAGGGCGATTACGTCGAGGTCACGCTTCCCTACGCCCGCCTGTCGGGCGAGGGCGTGCTGGTTGGCAGCCTGTTTGGTGTGTGCGTGGTGGATGGCGCCTCTGGCGCCAGCATCAACATCCACACCGAGGGCGTCTACGACCTCACCGCTGCAACCGGTGCCAGCACCGATGCCGTGTTCGGTGCCAAGGCCTACTGGGACAACACCGCCAAGAAGGTGACCCCGGTGAGCACCAGCAACAGCTACATCGGCGTGTTCCTGGCCGCCAAGGCGACCACCGACGCTGTGGCCCGCGTGCGCCTCAACGAGTTCGTGGCCTGATGCTCCCCGACCTGGCCGGCCTTGCTCTGAAGGCGGTGGTGCGTGTGATGGGGGAACCCATCACCTACCGCCGTCGGGGAGAGCAGTGGCCGGCCAGTGGGGTGTTTCAAGCAAGCCACGTCGCGCTCGATCCCGAGACCGGTGTCCAGGTTCGCTCCACTCAGCCCGTACTGCTGGTCAATGGAGCGGCCCTGCCGGTGCGCCCGCAGCAGGGTGACATCGTGGAGGCGCGACAGATGCGATACCAGGTGCGGGATGCGCAACCTGATGGGCACACCGGCTGGCTGCTGATGCTCCACCGGACGAGCAACCGATGAAGACGCCCGCCCGCTACGACATCACGATTCCGCAGCGGGGAACCTTCCGCAAGCGGATGAGGCTCAAGGCCGGTGGCGTGCCGCTGATCGCGACTGGCTACGAGCTGGTGGCGCAGGTCTGGGACCGGCGGCGGACGACCAAGCTGGCGGATGGCGTGATCGAGTGGATCGATCAGTCCACCGGCCTGTTCGAGCTGGTCATCCAGTGGCCGGCGACGACAGCCATCACCCAGGACGGCCAGTGGGATCTGCTGGTGATCGAGCCGAGCGGTGATCGCTACTTTTGGCTGGAGGGCACCGCCTACCTGGATCGCAACTTCAGCGCTCCGCCGCCGGTGACGCCATGAGCCAGGTTGCTGTCGAAATCATCGAGGCCCCGCCGGTGTCGGTGGAGGTCATCGAGGACGGCGGCATCCTGGTGGTGGAGATCGACCAGCCAACTCAGGTCGAGACGGTGGAGATCATCACTCCCGGCCCGCAGGGGCCGGCAGGCATGGCGTTCACCCACTCGCAGCCAACACCGGCAGCAATCTGGACGATGCCGCACAACCTTGGCTTCCGCCCCAGTGTCGAACTCCTGAACTCCGGCGGTCAGGAGATCGAAGGGGATGTTCTCCATCTCAGCGAGAATGTCTGCGTCGCCTACTTCAATCAACCCATCGCCGGCCTCGCAAGGCTGAACTGAAATGGCCCGCTCCATCCTTACCGATTACGATTTCAAGTCGGTTTCGAAGATCACGAATCTTCCGGCTCCGACGGCAGCAGGCGAAGCGGCTAATAAAGGCTACGTTGACTCGCTTGTTGAAGGCCTGGCATGGAAGGACTCGTGCCGGGTCGCGACGCAGGCAAACATCAACCTGAGCAGCCCCGGCGCGACGATCGATGGCATCACCATGGTCAGCGGCGACCGCGTACTGGTTCGCGCGCAAACAACGGCAGCACAGAACGGCATCTACGTCTGGAATGGCGCTGCCGTAGCGATGTCCCGAGCCCTGGACGCCAGCACGTTCGCTGAGCTCGAACAGGCGATCACCACTGTCGAGGAAGGAACCAGCGCTGGCGCCAGCTACCGGCAGGATCAGGTCAACGGCACAATCGACACCAGCACCGTCACCTGGCAGTCGTTCGGGACTGCTGCCTCAGCCGCCAGTGAAACCACGGCGGGCATTGCCGAGCTCGCCACACAAGCCGAGGTCAATACCGGCACCGATGACCTTCGCATCGTTACGCCTCTCAAGCTGGCTAACTGGTCTGGCCGGATCAAGAAGTTTGCCACCAGCATCGGTGATGGCACTAACACGAGCTACACCGTCACCCATAACCTGGGAACTCTTGATGTAAACGTAACGGTGTTTGCCAACTCAACTGGCGACGAAGTGTTCACGGATGTCGTTCATGCGACAACCAACACGCTCACCATTGTGTTTGCCAGTGCTCCCACCTCGAACCAATACCGCGTCGTGGTGATTGGCTGATGCCTCGGCAGGTACTCTCAAGCCTTCGACCTGTTGCCGGCACCGCGACGGCGTCTCCACTGCAGTTCACAGCGGGGGTCAACCTCACCGCTGCGGCTGCGGGGGCCGTCGAATACGACGGGAGCTTTGCTTACCTCACTCCAAACACCACGAGCGGCCGGGGCAGCCTGCCGTCCCTGCACACGTTCCGCCTCACCGGCAATGGCTCGAACGTCGGCAACACGATTGGCGATTTCTTTGGCGCCACCAGTTCCATCAACCTGGTGGCCGGTGGTGTGTATGAGTTCCTGTTCCACGCTCATTGCGCGAAGAACACGGCCGGTACGATCACCTGGACGCTGACCTCCAGTTCTGCGCCCACACTGGTGAGCGCCCACTACATCGCCTCGCCTGTCACTGGCATCGCTGCTGGCGCTCCAGTGACGGCCTACACCGGCTCGACCGCAGGCACCACCGCAGCGTTCGCTGCGACCGCATCGGTTGGCAACAACGTCACCACCAACTTCCTCATCCGGGGTGTGGTCATCGCAAACCTGGCCACGACCTTCAAGCTGCAAGTGACCTGCAGCGCTGGCACCGTGACACCATTGGCCGGCAGCTTCTATGAGGTCCGCCGCATTTCGCCTTCTGCTGGTGCCTTCGCCTGATGACCCACCCCCGCACCAGGATCCGCGCCGCCTTCGTCGAACGGCTCATCGATGCCACTGCAGCCGAGGAGCGTGTGCACGCTGGCCGGCTGATGCCGATCGGTGATCAGGAGGACGCCCCCACCCTGCCGGCGATCGTGGTCCACACGCGCGAGCGCGAGGAGATCCTCGAGCGCTCGCCTTCCGGCTGGAACGGCTTCGAGAAACGCCGCTGCATCGTCTCCGTCGTCTGCGTGGCCCAGTCGTTCGACGACCTCGACAGCGAGCTCGACGAGATGACGGCCGGCGTGGAGGCCCAGCTCCAGGCCTGGACGATCCCAGGCTTCGAGTCGTCCGATGCCCTGCTGCTCGACACCCGTTCCGACGATCCCGAGTTCGACGGCAGTCTCACCACTGGCGCCACAGTGCTGCGCTACGGCGTCACCTACCGGGCGCCCTATCGCGACTGCAGCAACCCCTACGTCCAGGAGGATCCCGACAGCATCTACCGCTCGGGTGCCTACCCTGGTGGTCAGGTCACTGCAGGCTGCTCCGTCGGCAACACCGGCGAGGCTTGCCCCATCGGTGAGGCAGAACTGTTCAGCCAAGAGGAGCCGATCAACTGATGGCCACACGCAAGCAAGCCCCCGCCGAGGTGGGCATCACCACCACGCAGCTCAGCGAGTTCCTGGGCGCCGAGCTGCCTGGCAGCGAAGAGCAGATCGCTACCGCCCTGGAGCTCAGCACCGCCGCTGCTGAGCGCTTCCTGGCCCGGCCTCTGCCCGACCAGCTGTCGCATAACCTGGCTCAGGGCGTCCGGCTGCTGGCGGCCAGCCTGCTGCTGAGCCACCGCCTCGAGGAGCCGCCGGCTGATGCCGACATTCCCCTGGTGGTCCGGTACTACTGGAAGCTGGAGGGCTGATCTGTGCTGGGCGTCAACCGCTCGGATCACACGACGTCCGGTGTCGGCAGCCGCGAGGCGTCGAACCACGCCCGGGTGGCCAACAACCTGATGCGCTACGGGCAGGTGAAGGAGGCCGACTACGAGAAGGGCCTGCTGCGCGTCGACATCCAGGATGGCGACCTGGAGACGGCCTGGCTGCCGTGGCTCACCCTACGCTCCGGCAATGACCGCTTCTGGTGGGCGCCGGAGGTGGGGGAGCGAGTGATGGTGCTGGCCCCCAGCGGCGAGCTGCACAACGGAGTGGTGATGGCCGCGCAGATCAGCAGCGACTTCCCGCAGATCGCGAACAAGGAGACGGTGCAGCGCACCGAGTTCAGCGACGGCACCGTGATCCAGTACGACCGCGAGGAAGGCCACTACCTGCTGGACGTGCAGGGCGACATCACCATCCGGGCAACCGGCAACGTCACCATCATCGGTGAGAGAATCGACCTGAACCCATGACGGAGGCGGGCAGATGGCGCGTGGGATGAGTCGCGACACCGGCCAGGCCCTGGGTGGGTTCGACCACCTGCGCCAGAGCATCCAGGACATCCTCACGACGCCGGTCGGGACGCGAGTGCATCGCCGCGACTACGGCAGCCGCCTTCCCCGTCTGGTGGACCGGCCGATCAACCGCAGCCTCGTCTCAGAGCTGGTGGCGGCCACCGCCGAGGCGCTCGATCGCTGGGAGCCTCGGCTCCGGCTGGACAAGGTGGTGATCGACAGCGTGAGCGCTGATGGCCGCATCGAGCTCAGCCTTGTCGGCTTCTACCTGCTGAACGGCAAGCGCGTCGAAATCCAGGGGCTGGTGATCTGATGGCGACCATCGACTTCAGCGTCATCCCGGCGCCGCAGATCATCGAGGAGCTCGACTACGAGTCGATCCTCGGCGAGATGATCGCGGATCTCCAGGCCCGTGACCAGGCCTACAGCGAAATCCTGGAGAGCGACCCGGGGGTGAAGATCCTCGAGGTGGCCGCGGCCCGGGAGCTGATCCTCCGGCAGCGGATCAACGATGCGCTCCAGGCCACCCTGCTGCGCTACGCCATGGGTGCGGACATGGACAACCTGGCCGCCTTCTACGGGGTGACCAGGCTGCAGGGCGAGAGCGACGATGCGTTGCGGCTGCGGACCATCGAGCGGATCATGGGCAGCAGCACCGCTGGCGGCCGCGCCTGGTATCGCGCCCAGGCCCTGGCGGCAGACCCGCGGGTGAAGGATGCGAACGTCTCCAGCCCGGAGCCCGGCCGGGTGGCGGTCGCCATCCTGAGCAAGGAGGCCGAGGAGGTGCCGGCCGCCACCGGCTCCAACCTGGACCAGCTGGGCGTCGCGTTCGGCATCGTCCGCACCACGGGCGAGAGCGACGAGGCCTACCGCGCGCGGATCCTCGCGGAGGTGACGGCAGGCGGCGGCTACGGCATCGCCAGCGACGATCTGGTGGCCGCGGTGAATGATCGGCTGCAGGCCGACGACGTGCGGGTGATCACCGACGTCCTGACGGTGGTCGGCGCCGAGATCGTGCCGGTGAACGTGACGGCGCAGGTCTGGCTCTACCACGAGTCACCCAGCGCCGTGTTCGACGGCCTGGAGCAGCGCCTGCGCGATGCCTTCAGCGCTCAGTCTGGTCTCGGCTGGGACGTGACGCAGACGTGGATCATTGCCCAGCTCCACCCTGCTGGCGTGCAGCGGGTCGTCTTGACAGGCCCCATGGCGAATGTCATCTGTTCCCCGAATCAGGCGCCGGCTCTCGGCACCGTGTCGCTGACCCTTGCGGGTCGTGACCGCTGATGAGCCGCTACGACCTCCTGCCACCGAATGCGACGCAGCTGGAGCGCGACTTCTCGCGCGCCACGTCCTTCCTGGAGCGCATCGGCCGGCCGGTGCCCATCATCCGGACGGCCAAGCGGCTGGACATCCCCGAGTCCGTTGTCCCCTGGCTGATCTACGAATACGGCCTCGGCGAGGTCCTTGAGTACCTGCCGGATCAACGCCAGGCCCTGATCGATGGGATCGCCTGGCAGCGAGTGCGCGGTACACCTCAGGCGGTGCTGATCGGCCTCGGCTGGTTGGGCCTGAGCGGCAGCATCGACGAGAGCGAGGGGGGCAGCTACCGCTGGGCTGAATACCAGATCGGCATTCCCGCACCCGTTCAGGGTCTGGAGATCATCCACCGGATGGTGGGTGTGACGACCATCAGCCAGCCGTTGCGGTCGCGCCTGCAGCGGATCTTCAGCCGCTATGACCACCGCCGGTTTGTCCTGGACGACAGCCTGCTGAGCGAGGGCAGCCCGCTCAGCGACCACACCGGGACCCGCCCACTGGGCCCCGATGGTCCACAGATCAGCTTCGGCGACTTCCGCGCGGAGTGGATCCAGGCCCAGCCGCAGGTGGGAGATGTTCGGACCGATGCCTACCCCTCCCTGGTGCCGTACATCGACACCTTCATCCTTGATCACAGCTTCGTCGATGAGGAATGGCACCTGCTGAACGATCCGATCGCTTGCGTCGATGTCATTCCCGGCGGTGCGAGCCGCAATGTGGAGCTGCGGTGGACTGCGCTGCAGTGGACCGATCAGGCATGGGACGGCCAGGGCGTGGCCGCTGGCGGAAAGATCACGACGGTGACGTGACTATGATGACCCGAGGGCTCTGAACCAATGGCTGCAGTTCTGACGCTGGCCGGGCGGGTGGCCATTGCCGAGGCCATCAAGGCCTCATCCGCCATCCACATGGCATGGGGCAATGGCGACGCATCGTGGGGCACGTCGCCTCCCAGCCCATCCATCAACGCGACCGCGCTGGTGGCGGAGATTGGACGGCGAGCAGCGACTGAGGTTCGGTTCTGCACTCCAGATTCCAGCGGCGCGATCATTGTGCCCAATGGCCAGTTCATGCTGACGAACACTCCAACTCCGAACCTCTACTTCAAGTTCTTCTTCGAGTTCGGTGATGCTCTCGGCGAAACGATCCGTGAGCAGGCAATCTTTATGAACACGGTGCGAAACACCGGAGTCTCATCCTCGTTGGCCTACCTGACCCCAGGTCAGATCAATGATCCGGGCCGGATGATTGTTCTTCAGAACAGCAGCCCGATCCTTCGCGAGGTGACCACTCGCCAACTGTTTGAGTTCGTGGTGACCTACTGATGACACTCCAGGGCTACTACAACCGGTTCGACGCGACCGATCGCTACGACGAGCTGCTCTTCCGCGCCAGTAAGGGCCTGCAGTCGGCCGAGCTGAACGAGATCCAGAGCACGCTGATCGACCGGCTGACGCGGATCGCCAATGCGGTGTTCCGCGACGGCACCGTGATCTCAGGCACGCCGCCGCTGATCAACGCGACCACCGGGGTGACGACCTGCCCCGACAGCCGGATCTACATCCGGGGTGCGATGCGCGAGGTGCCGGCCCGCACCTTCACGATCCCGACCTCCGGTCTGGTGCGCGTCGGCGTGTTCCTTCAGAGCGCGGAGCTCACCGAGGACGACGACAGCAGCCTGCGCGATCCGACACCTGGCACCCGGAACTACAACGAGCCTGGAGCCGGCCGCCTGCGGGTGACGCCCGTGTGGGGCCGCGAGGGCGAGCTGACAGGTGAGTTCTTCAGCGTCTACCTGGTCGTCAACGGCGTCCTGTTCACGCAGACCACCGCCGACACTGACAACGCCTTCTATGAGGCGCTGGCGCGGTACGACCGGGAGAGCAACGGCAACTACATCGTCCAGGGGCTGACCGTGCTGGCCCTCGGCAGCGGCGTGTTCAGCGTCAGCGAAGGCGTCGGCAACATCTTTGGCTACAAGGTCGACAAGCCCTCTGCGACTCGCCTCACCTATCTCGATGACCCCGACCTGGAGCAGGTCACCAGCGAGCCGGACACCTACGTCAACAACAGCTTGGCCATTCAGCTGAACCGCTATCCCGTTCAGCAGATCCTGAGCGTGGTCGCCACTCTGGAGAAGACTGTCACCCTCACCCGCGGCGGATCCAGCGGCGGCCAGGATGCCCTGCCCGATGTCTCCGTCGCGAGCATCATCGAGGTGAAGATGGGCGGCACCACCTACACCGCGACGACCGACTACTTCCTCAACGGCGACAAGGTGGACTGGAGCCCCGCCGGGGCGGAGCCGTCGCCGGGCAGCACCTACACGGTGAAGTACCGCTACCTCGCGAGCGTCACCCCGCAGAACGTCAACCTCGACGCCGGCACCTTCACGGTCGACAACGCCGTCGCCGGAACGCTGATCCTCACCGACTACCGGTGGAAGCTGTCGCGCCTCGATCGGATCTGCATCGACCGGAACGGCAACTTCCAGCTGGTGAAGGGCCTGGCGAGCCGGTACGTCCCGCAGCCACCGATCATCCCCGAAAGCCTGCTGAGCCTGGCGACGATCTCCCGCACCTGGCTCGGCACGCCGGCGGTGAACAACGACGGCATCAAGGCCATGCCGTTTAGCCAGCTGCAGCAGATGCGCAGCCTGATCAACGACCTGTTCGAGCTGGTGAGCCTCGAACGGCTGGAGCGGAACATCGCCAGCACCGAGCCCAGTAGCAAGCTGGGCGTGTTCGTGGATCCGTTCCTCGACGACGACCTGCGCGATGGCGGCATCAGCCAGGACGCGGCGATCGTCCAGGGGGTGCTCATGCTCCCCATGCTGCCGTCGCCATTCCTGCCGACCACCAACAACAGCACCGACGCGATCCTGCCCTTCACCGAGGTGTCGGTGCTGCGCCAGGAGCTGGTGACCGGCAACGAGCGCATCAACCCCTACCAGAGCTTTGCCCCGATCGGCGCGACGTTGACGCTCAATCCGGCGGTGGACCGCTGGACCGAGATCGACATCAACCTGTCGGGCTTCCGGCGGCGGTCCTGGTGGGCGCAGCGGTGGTGGTTCTGGGGCTGGCGGCCCAACCTCTCCAACCTGTCAGTCACGCAGGACGAGGACAGCGTCGTCATCACCGGCACCGGCACTGCCGGCACCGCGATCGGCAACTGGGTGAGCAGCCGCCGCTGGTGGCGCCGTCTTCGTCAGGCGGACGTCAGCACGCAGCCGGCGCAGTTCATGCGTCAGATCAGCGTGACGTTCACGATCGCTGGCTTCGCTGCTGGGGAGCAGCTGACGCAGCTGCGGTTCGACGGCATCAGCGTGCTGCCAAGCCCTGCCCCGACTGCGAACGGATCGGGCGTGATCACCGGGACCTTCACGATCCCGGCGAACGTCCCCACGGGCGTGAAGGCCGTCACCTGTCTCGGCGCTTCCGGTACCGCGGGCCAGGCGGAGTTCCTGGGCGAAGGCGAAGAGATCACCGTCTCGCGGATGCGTCGCCGGCGTGCGCGTCGCATTGACCCCATCGCGCAAACCTTCCGACTCGAGCAGAGCCGGTGGATCACCAGCCTGGACGTGCAATTCAAGGTGAAGGGCAACGCGGCGAACCCAGTGATCCTGGAGATCCGCGAGACGGAGCTCGGCCTGCCCACGTCGATCAGCCTGGCCGATGGCACCATCAACATGAGCATGGTGTCCACGACCGGATGGACACGGATCACCCTTGGCCGGCCGGTGTGGCTGCAGGCCGGCGTCGAGTACGCGATGGTGCTGCTCAGCGACGACGCGCTGCACGCGGTCGCAATCGCCCAGGGCGGCAAGTACGACGCGACGGCCCAGCAGTTCGTCACCTCGCAGCCCTACACCGTCGGCACGCTGCTGAAGTCCAGCAATGCCTCCACCTGGACCCCGTTCCAGGAGGCAGACCTGACGTTCCGGCTCAACGCTGCGCAGTTCAGCAGCACCAGCTGGACGGTCAGCCTGGGCCCGATCGCCTTCGCCACTGCATCGAGCCTCACGCGCAGCGGCACCACCGCGACGCTGACCAGCACCGACATTGTCTCGAAGCTGGGCCTGAGCACCGGCAGCACGGTGGTGCTGAGCGGCGCCGTGCAGACCGCCTACAACGGCGCGCAGACCATCACGGTCGTCGATGCCAACACCATCACCTTCTCGGTGGCCGGTAGTCCGACGACGCCGGCCACCGGCACCATCAACGTCGCGCCGGGCCTGACGTCCGATCTGCTGACGATCGCCAACATCGAACGGCCCACCTCGGCCACCGATGTGTCGTTCGTCTATACCCTAGACAACGGCACCACGATCAGCAGCGGCGGCGATGGGCGGGTGCAGCTGACCGATCGCATCACGCAGGGCATGACGCTCGCGATGGTGCTGAGCGGCACGACCACCGAAAGCCCTTACGTGTTCGCCGGCACGCAGGTCGTGCTCGGCAACACGCCGACGAGCGCCACCTACGTCTCGCGGGCCTTCACCTGCGCGGCGAACAAGCGGGTGAGCATCACCTACGAGGGCCTGGTGCCGGCCGCGGCCAGCGTCGTGGTGGAGGCGCAGAAGAGCGACGGCACCTGGCAGACCGTGAGCCAGACGGCCAGCAGCTCGATCGGCGACGGCTGGGTGGAGTTCAACCACACGGTCTCCAGCTTCACGGCTGGGGGCACCACAACCAGGGTTCGGCTTACCCTGAACGGAACGCCGGCGGCCCGCCCGCTGGTGCGTCAGCTTCGCGCGGTGGTGATCTGACATGCCGGTTGACGACAGGACAGCCTCCCGGAACTACCAGAAGCCGGCAGCGGCGAACCTGCTGAGCGAGGACGTGGTGCGGCTGCGAGCTGCACTGGATGCGATCGATGGCGACGTGGCGTCCTTGGCAGCATCCGTGCTGCTCAGGGCGCCCTTGGCCAGCCCAGGCTTCAGCGGGACACCCACGGCCCCCACGCCGGCACTGGACAGCGACACGCAGCAGATCATCACCGCGGCGTATCTGCTGGGGATGCTGAGCGGTGCCGTTCCCGAGATGGATGGCGCGGCTTCCGTGGGCACCAGCACCAGGCTGGCGCGCGCCGATCACCAACACCCGACCGACAGCAGCAGAGCGCCGCTGGCCAGCCCGGCATTCACTGGCACGCCGACCGCCCCGACACCCAGCACCTCAGACGACAGCACTCGCCTGGCGACTACCGCCTGGGTGATCCTGCAGTCGTTCGTGCAGAGCGCCAGGACGATCTTCACCGGCGCAGGCCTGACCGGCGGCGGCGACCTGAGCGCGAACCGCACCATCGCCCCGGACTGGGCCACGCAGGCAGAGGCCGAGGCGAGGGCTGCAGCCGACAGGGTGATGAGCCCGATCCGCACTGGTCAGGCGATCGCTTCCCTTCTTGCCACGCAGGCGGAGGCGGAGGCCGGCAGCAGCTCCACCAAGCTGATGAGTCCGCTACGCACCAATCAGGCGATCGCCGCAGCAGTCCCCCCGCTGGTGATGGCCCAGGTCAAGCCAGCCGCAACCAGCGCGGCCGTCGCCTTCTCCCTGATCTTCGGATAAGCCATGGCCGCACCAAACATCGTCGCGACGACTGCCATCTACGGCAAGACCGATTCCGGCGCACTCACCACATCATCGGCTGATCTGCTCACCAACGCAGCAGGCTCGAACAAGGTGCTGCGGGTGAACTCTCTCTATGTCTCGAACATCGATGGAGTGAATGCCTGCAACGTGACGATCACTTATTTCAACGCCAGCCGCGGCACGACCCGCAGTCTGGCGAACGTCGTCACCGTGCCGGCAAAGTCAACGCTCGTCGTGATCGCGAAGGACACGCTGATCAGCCTCCAGGAGGGCGACAAGATCAGTGGCTTGGCCAGCGCGAACGGCGATCTTGAGTGGATCCTGAGCCACGACGAAATCGCATGAGCAGGCAGCAGGGCGGATTGATCGGGATTCAGAACACCCCGACCAAGACCGGCACGACGTCCGGTATCTGGCGGATGGATGAGGTGTCCGACGCGAAGGCAAAGGACGCCTGGCCCGCGCTCTATTCCATCGAGGTGTTGCTGCTTGGCGGCGGCGGCGGCGGTGGTGGTGCGAATTCCGGCAGCACCAGGAGAGTCAGCGGCGGCGGCGGCGGCGGTGGCATTCTCATCGGGTCGGCCTCGGTGCTCGCTGGCATTGGCGCCACAATCACGGTCGGAACTGGCGGCAGCGGCGGCGCCAACGGCGTCGGCGGAGGATCAGGCGGCAGCTCCAGCGCATTCGGCTTCACGGTCGCTGGTGGCGGCGGCGGCGCTTGGGTGTCATCTGGAACGGCAATCGCCGGCTCTGATGGGGCCTCCGGCGGCGGTGCTTCGGCGAGCGAAAATGCCGGTGCTGCAGGTGGCGGCACGGGATCAGCCGGGAACAATGGCGGCAGTTCGGCCAGCAACGGCAGCACCAACTCTGGTGCCGGCGGCGGCGGCGGCTATGGCAGCGCGGGCGGCAACGGCAGCTCAACCACTGGCACTGGTGGCAGCGGTGGCACCGGCTACGATCTGTCGCAGTTCATCGGCGGAGTGACGACCTGGGTCGCGGCCGGCGGCGGCGGCGCTGGCAGCAACACCGCTGGGAGCGGCGGCAATGGCGTCGGCGGAACAGCTGGAACCGCTCAAAACCCCGGAGGTGCTGCTACGGCCAACCGCGGCTCAGGCGGCGGCGGCGCAAAAGCCAGCATTACGACTGGCGTTGCTGGCGGCGCTGGCTCCGCTGGCCAGGTGATCATCCGCTACCCCGGCCCGCAGGTCGGGAGCGGCGGCACCGTGAGCACTGCCACGATCGGCGGCGTCTCCTACACCATCCACACCTTCACTGCCTCTGGCACCTTCACGCCCTGAGGCGGCCTGATCGACAGTCCTAGAATCAACCGGACAGGAGGACTCTCCACCTATGACAACGACCTTTCTGCACGGCGTAGAGGTCCTCCAGATCGACACTGGGGCTCGGCCGATTCAGACCATCCGATCCTCCGTGATCGGCCTCGTCGGTACGGCGCCTGATGCCGATGCTGAGAAGTTCCCGCTCAACACCCCGGTCATGCTGACCCGGCGGTCGGAGATGGTGGGCCTCGGTGAAACTGGCACCCTCTACTCCGCCCTGGACCTGATCTATGACCAGGCCGGCGCAGTCGTCGTTGTCGTCCGGGTGACGCAGGGCGTCAACGAGGCCGCCACCATCAACAACGTCCGCGGCGGGATCAACAACACCACCGGCGCCTACGAGGGGGTCCACGCCTTCCTGGCCGCCGAGAATGAGGTGGGCTTTGCCCCCCGCGTGCTGATCGCCCCTGGCTTCACGCATCAGCGCAGCACCAACGGCATCCTGAGCATCGCCGTTCAGAACCAGGGCGCCGGCTACACCACCGCCCCGGCTGTCACCATCGCGGCCCCCGGCGGCACCGGCAAGCAGGCAACTGCCATCGCGGTGCTCGGCACCGGCGACACTGCCGGCAAGGTCGTCTCCATCACGATCACGAACCCTGGCTCCGGCTACTCCACCAGCCCGACCGTCACGATCGGTGCTCCCCCCTCCGGCGGCACCCAGGCGACTGCCGGCACCGTCAACCGCGGTGTGGTCCGCTCCGAGGTGCTGGCCGAGATGCTCGGCATCGCGCAGCGCCTCCGCGCGGTGATCATCGCCGACGGCCCGAGCACCACCGACGCGGCCGTGATTCAGATCGCCGACGACTTTGGCTCCGATCGTATCTACGTGGTCGATCCCTGGGTCCTCCGCGATGGCGAGAGCATCCCCGCCTCGCCAGCCGTCGCCGGTCTGATCAACAAGATCGACAACGAGCGCGGCTTCTGGTGGTCCCCCTCGAACAACGAGATCAACGGCATCGAGGGCACCGCCCGCGCCATCGATTTCACGCTGGGCGATTACACCAGCCGGGCCAACCTGCTGAACGAGCTGAAGATCGCGACGATCGTCCGCGAGCAGGGCTTCCGCCTGTGGGGCAACCGCACCCTGGCCAGCGATCCGAAATACTGCTTCCTGTCGGTGCGGCGCACGGCCGACATGATCAACGAGTCGATCCTCCGTGGCCACCTCTGGGCCGTCGACCGCTGCATCACCGCTACCTACCTGGAGGAGGTGCAGGAGTCGGTCCGCAGCTACCTGCGCGACCTCAAGGCCCGTGGCGCCATCCTCGGCGGTGACGTCTGGGTGGATCCTGAGCTGAACAGCCCGACCACCATCGCCAACGGTCAGGTCTTCTTCGACTTCGAATTCACTCCGCCCTATCCGGCGGAGCGTGTGACCTTCCGGTCGCACCTCGTCAACTCCTACGTCGTCGACCTCTTCCGCTGATCGTCATTCAACCGCCCACACCGCAGGACTGACCCATGGCCCAGATTCCCCGCGTACTGAAGAACTTCAGCCTGTTCGTCGATGGCCGCGGCCTCGCCGGCAGCGTCTCCACCCTCACCCTCCCGAAGCTCACCACCAAGATGGAGGAGTATCGCGGCGGTGGGATGGATGTCCCCGCCGAGATCGACCTCGGCATGGAGAAGCTGGAGGCCAGCTTCGAGCTGTTCGAGTACGACCCGAACATCCTCAGCCTCTACGGCCTTGCCGATGGTGCCGCCACCCAGCTCACCGCTCGCGGCGCTCTGCGCCGTGATGGTGAGGCCGCCGTGGCGATGATCGTCAACATGACTGGCGTGATCAAGGAGCACGATTCCGGCGACTGGAAGTCTGGCGACCAGACGTCCTCCAAGTTCAGCGCAGCCCTTCGCTACCTGAAGGTGACCGTCGGCGGCCGCGTCGTGCACGAGATCGACGTGGTGAACATGATTCGCCGGATCAACGGCGTCGACCAGCTGGAATCGATCCGCACCGCAATCGGAGTCTGATCTGAATGAACAAGAGAGCGACCGCCAAGATCGAGCTGGACTTCCCCGTTGAGATCAGCGGGGTCCAGGTGAAGCACCTGATCATGCGCCGCCCCAAGGTGCGTGACGAGGTGGCCTTCACGAAGCACAGCGGCGACGATGCGGACAAGACCCTGCAGCTCCTGGCCAACCTCTGCGAGGTGACGCCTGAGGATCTGATGGAGCTCGATTCGAGCGACTTTGGCAAGCTCGAGGCGCAGTTCCAGGATTTCAAGGGGGCCAGGCCCTAGAGGCCGACCTGCGCCGGGGGGTGCTGATCCTCTCGAAGCGGACCGGCTGGGGCCTGGCCGAGATCCTCGGCCTGGACAGCGACGAGTTCTGGTCCTGGCTGGAGCACTCCCAGGTGCTGGAGAATGACATGGCTCAGCAGGCGCAGCAGTTGACCCAATGACCGGCGGCATCAGCAGGATCACGGTCGAGATCGGCGGCAAGATCGCCGCTTCGCTGGGCCAGTCGCTGCGCACTGCGCAGATGCAGGTGTCGACGTTCGGGCGGAACACCACCCGGACGATGAACGATGCGGCAATCGCCGGCCGCAAGGGCTTCAAGTCGATGTTCGACAACGCCCTGTGGCAGCAGGCCACGATCGGGGCGACGGCGTTTGCGGGGGCCATCGGCCTGTCCGTAAAGGCCGCGATGGAGTTCGACAAGAGCATGGCCGATGTCCGCAAGGCCATCGACTTCAAGGACGGTGAGGCGGGCGTCAAGCGGTTCGGCAACCAGCTGATCAAGCTGTCGACCGAGCTCCCCTACACCGCAGCGCAGCTGAGCCAGATCGCCGCGAGCGCGGGCTTTGCGGGCTACAAGGAGAGCGAGATCATCCCCTTCACCAGGGCTGCGGCTCGGATGGGGGTGGCATTCCAGATGACGGCGGAGCAGGCCGGCGACGCGATGGTGGCGCTGCGGGCCTCGATGGGGCTGACCCAGCCGCAGGTCGAGAACCTGGGCGATGCGATCAACTACCTGTCGGACAAGTTCCAGGGCACCGTCAACGCGGCGGATCTGACGGAGGTGACGCGGCGGATCGGTGCGATCGGCAAGGCGGCGGGCCTCACCGCTGAGCAGGTGGCCGGGATGGGCGCGGCGTTCCTGGCCAGCGGCACGCCGACGGAGGTGGCGGCCACCGGCCTGAAGAACTTCCTCAACGCACTCACGAAGGGCGAGCAGGCGACCACGAACCAGCAGTATGCGCTGGCGACCCTGTTCGGCGGCGACGGGCTGGGGGCGGCCATCAAGCGTGGCCAGAAGGGGGCGAAGAAGGCGGCCAAGGGCGCCGCGATGGACATCTCCCAGGAGCTGGCGAAGGGGATGCAGGTCGACCCGGAAGGGACGATGAAGAGCGTCCTCGAGAAGATGGCCAAGCTGCCGAAGGAGCAGCAGGTCAGCATCGCCGGGGCCCTGTTCGGCGAGGAGAGCAAGGCGGCGATCATGCCGCTGCTCACAAACACCAAACTGATCGGACAGGCCTTCGACCTCATCCGCAACAAGCAGGCGTTCGCCGGCTCGATGCAGAAGGAGTTCCAGAACCAGATGGGGACGAGCGCCGCGCAGGCGCAGATCTTCAGGAACGGGATCAACGCCCTGGGCGTGAGCATCGGCGCGGCGATCTTGCCGAGCCTGAACGCGATCATGAAGGCGATCGGGCCGGTGCTGGTGAAGTTCGCCGAGTTCGCGCAGAACAACCAGGGCCTGGTGACCGGCATCGTGCTGATCGGCGGCGCGCTGGCGGGCCTGGTGATCGCGTTGCCGATCATCGCCGGGGTGATCACCGCGATCGGCACCATCGGCACGGCAATGGCCGGCGTGACGATCGGCGCAACGATCGCCGGATGGCTCGGGTACATCGGCATCGCAGCCGGCTGGTTCAGCAGTCTCGGTGCGACCATTGCCGGGGCCCTGGGCGTCGTCGGTCCGGCATTTGCGGCGATCGGCACAGCCATCACAGGCTTCGTTGCGACCGCCGTCACAGGGTTCACCACCTTCGCCGGCGCGGCGTTCACTGCCATGCTTCCGCTGCTTCCCTGGATTGCCCTGATCGCCGGCATCGGCGCAGCGATCTACGCCCTGGTCAAATACTGGCCGCAGATCAGCAAGGCCGCCGGCCGCGCCTGGGAGGAGGTGAACTCCTCCGGAGCCAAGGCATGGGCCGACATTCAAGCGCGATGGGGACGGTTCACGGCCTGGGTCGGGCAGGTGTGGGAGGCGGGCCTCGGCATCATCCGCGCCTGGGCGCCAAAGGTGCTGGCCATCATGTTCCCGATCCCTGCGCTGATCACCGCCGTCTTCCAGCGGCTGGTGCCGGCCATCGGGCAGATCTGGGATCAGATGCTGGCGATCGTGCGCGCGTGGGGGCCTCGCGTGCTCGGCGCCCTGGCATTGCTGCCAGGCCAGGTGATCGGCATCTTCCAGCGGATCATCCCCGGCGTGCAAACGGTCTTCAACAGCATCGTTGCCTTCATCCGGCAGACCCCTGGCAAGGTGGCCAGCGTCGGCCAGGCCGTGATCAACGCGATCCTGAACGGCCTGAAGTCCAGGGCCAGCGCACTGTTCGGCTGGATCAGCTCCACCTGGGACCGGATCAAGGGGATGGTCAGCGGCGGCGCCGAAGACCCCGGCGACGTGGCAATGCCGACTGCAGCCCCCACACCGGCACCCGGCAGATCCGCCGCGGCCAGGCCCGTGCCTGGCACGCCCCCTGGTCGGCAGCCGCAATTCCGCGCGCGCGGTGGTCGCATCCGCGCCGGCCTGCCCTACCTGGTGGGTGAGCGCCGCGCAGAGCTCATCGTGCCCGGCATGAACGGCACCGTCATCCCCCGCGTCGCCAAGCCCGTCACGGCCGCCGCCATGGCCGCCTTGCTGGCCACTCCTGCTCCCGTCGCTGCAGCTCCGGCCGCGGCCTCCCACACGGTCAACATCCACGCCCCCGTTACCATCAGCGGAGCGGCAGCGGCGGATCCGATGGCAGTGCGGCGCCAGGTCGAGCTCGCCTTCGCCGACATCCAGCGGGAGCTGGAGTCCACCTATCGGGCCCTGCTCCATGACTAGCCCCCTCTTCCAGCTCGGCGACTTCCAGTTCGACCTCCCGAACGGTGTCCCGCAGACCCTCGATCGCGGAGCGGAGTACCGATGGGAGGAACAGCAACGGCTGCTGCGCGATCCTGCCTGGCAGTTCATCGGTGCCGGCAGCCAGCAGATCACCCTTGATGGTGTCCTGTTTCCGCAGACAGGCTTCGCCGGTCGCGTCGGCTCGCTCGACACCCTTCGGGACCTGGCGGCAGCCGGCAAGCCGCTGATGCTCACTGCCGGCAACGGCAAGATCTTCGGCCGCTGGGCGATCCGCAACATCCGCGAGGGCCAGTCCCACTTCGTCGCAGGTGGCAGCCCCCGTCAGATCGGCTTCACCGTCGAGCTGGTCCGCTACGGCGAGGACAACCCGGGCCTCGCCGCCAGCCCGCTCTCGGTCGCCTTCGGCACAGTCCTCAACACGTCGCTCACGGCCGGCCTCACCGGAGCATTCAGCGATCCCGGCAGCGCCTTCGGTGCGCTCGCCGGCCTGCCCTCCACGCTGACCAGTGCGGCGACAGGCAAGGGCTTCAACCTGGGCCAGCTGGCGAGCATCGCGCAGACGGGCATCAAGATCGCCAGCCAGGTCAAGAGCGGCGACTACGTGGGTGCAGCGCTGGGCACCATGGGTGCATTCGGCATTGCGCCAGACCTCAACAGCGCTTGGGCGCAGGTCGGCATCAACGCCGCCAACCTCGCGCAGTCCTACGTCAACGGGAAGGGATCGACCGGCATGGCCCTGGCCCTCGATGCCGCGTCCGCCGTCGGCGCCCCGGCCCTGCAGCAGCTGGGCATCGTCACCCCGCAGAACCTCCAGTCGATCGGCACCCTGCTGCAGAGCACCGCCACCCTGGGCGAGATCCTGAAGGTCGATCCGAAGGTGACCGACGCGCTGCGGCCACTCATCCAGCTCGCGGGGAACTGACATGGCCCAGAACTACATCACCCAGCAGTTCGACGAGGTGGATCAGATCTGCTGGCGGTACTACGGCCGCACCCGCCAGGCGGTCGAGGCGGTGATGCTCGCCAACCCGGGCCTGGGCGACATGATGCCGATCCTGCCCGAGGGGCTGGTGATCCGCCTGCCTGATCTGCCTGACCCCGGCATCGGCACGACGGTCAGGATCTGGGACTGATGTCGACACCAGCATTCCGCATCGTCTGCGACGGCGACGACATCACGGAGAAGCTGCAGGACCGGCTTACCAGCCTGCGGATCGTCGACGACAGCGGACAGCAGAGCGACAGCCTGGAGCTCGCCCTCGACGATCGGGACAAGCTGCTGCCGGTGCCCCGCAGCGGGGCGATCCTGAAGGTCTGGCTCGGCTACAGCGACGGTGGCCTCCCGCCGGTCTACATGGGGTCCTACGCCGTCGATGAGGTGGGCCTGAGCATGGGCGGCCCCCGCAGCATGACGGTCAAGGCCTCCGCTGCCGCGGTGGCCCCCGGCCTGGTGAAGGAGCGGAAGACCCGCAGCTGGGACAACAAGACCCTGCAGGAGATCGCCGAGCAGATCGCGAAGGAGAACGGCCTGCAGATCACGATCAAGGGCAAGGCGGCCCAGCAGAAGATCCTCCATGAGGACCAGACGAACGAGAGCGACCAGAACTTCCTGACCCGCCTGGCCGATCGGTTCCAGGCGGTGATCAAGCCGGCCGACAACAAGCTGGTGCTGGTCGATCGGGCGGCCGGCCAAGCGGGCCCGATCCAGCAGGTGGACATCACCCAGGCGCTGGATTGGAACGCCAGCCTGAAGAACCGCGGAGCCTATGGCTCGGTCGAGGCCCGCTACGTCGACCGCGAGGCGGAAGGCGGGGTGAGCCAGTGGAGCAACACCGAGAAGAAGGTGACGGCCAGCGGCGCCACCGCGAGCAATGGTGGCGGCGCGTCATGGACCGGGGGCGGTGGGCAGCAGCTGCCGCCGTTCCAGATCCAGAAGCTGTTCCGCACCAAGGTCGAGGCGGAGGCCGCGGCCAAGAGCCAGCTGCAGAGCCTTCAGTCTGGTGAGGTGAAGATCACGGTGCGGATGAGCGGCGACCCGTCGTTCAGGATCAATGCCGAGGGGCAGGTCATCCTCAGGAACTTCAGGCCCTACATCGACGGGCAGTGGTTCGTCCGCCAAGTGACGCATGAACTGGCCAGCGGCGGCTACATCACGACGGTCGAGTGCGGCACTCAGGTGGTCGAGGACACCGACACTTGGGACGATGCACCGGGGGGCCGCGGCACCGGCCGCAGTCGCTACGGCCGGTCCGGTCCGGCCGGTCCCGGGGGGACGCGCGGGGTGATTGCCAGGACCGGCAGCACCGGCGACTCGACTGGCCCCCACCTGGATGTGCGGTGGGCAGATCGCCGGCCCATCAATGCCAGCGTCGCCGATCGTTACATCCGCATCAACGGGCGTCCACCGAGCTCCTTCGGCGTCACGAGCGGGTACGGGCCCCGCAGCCTGTTCGGCCGCAGCTTCCACGCCGGGATTGACTTCGGCACACCCACAGGGTCTGCTATCACCCTCGTCAATGGCGCCACCTACGTGCGCAACCTCGGCTACACCGGGGCTGGTGGCTATGTCGTCGAGATCAGCACACCCGAAGGCAATCTCCGTCTGCTTCACCTGCAGGCCGGATCAGCCCGCTGACACCCCTCCGTAGACTCACCAGATCAGGAACCGCATCAATGCCGGAAGAGGTTTCGCATGGCGACATCTACCACAAGCTCGGCAGTTTGGAGGGCAAGGTGGATGCCCTCACCGGCATCCTGAGCCAGAAGCAGGCCGACCTCTCAGAGGCATTCCGCAGGCTCGGCGATCTGGAGAAGCGGGTGGCTCAGGGCGTGATCCTCGCCGTCCTGATTGCCGTCGTCGCGCCGCTGCTCTGGCAGGCCATCGACCCGCGCCTACAGTTCGGCGATCCCCCCGCATCGCAGGCCCATGAGCGATGACCAACTCATCCCGGACATCGTTCCGTTCTTCGAGAACTGGAAGGGCCTCCCGCATCAGCGCGCCGCCGTGCAGCAGTTCTGGGAGGCGGTGCCGGCCAGCCTGAAGAAGCGCGACGCGGCCTGGTACGAGACCTGGAAGGCCGGCGGCAAGCAGGAGACGCCCAGGACCCTGACCAACCCCCTGCGGGTGCCGTACTTCAGCCAGCGCGACAGCGCGACGGAGCATGCCCTCCGGATGTGCTTCAGCTCCAGCTGCGCCATGCTCCTCGAGACGCTGCGGCCCGGCAGCCTCCAGGGCCCCAACGGCGACGATGCCTACCTGGGCCGCGTGCTGCGCTTCGGCGATACCACCGATGCCGGGGCGCAGCTCAAGGCCCTGGCCAGCTTCGGCATCACCGCCAGCCTGACGAAGGCCGCGGACTGGCGGACCATCGAGGGGCAGATCGATCGTGGCATCCCAGTGCCGATCGGCATCCTGCATAAGGGCTTGATCTCAGCACCCACCGGCGGCGGCCACTGGATCTGCGCGATCGGCCACGACGCCGAGGCCATCACGGTCCACGATCCGTTCGGCGAGCTGGACCTCCTGAACGGTGGCTACATCAACAACTGGGGGGCGCGGCTGCGCTACTCCCGCCAGAATCTCGGTCGTCGTTGGATGGTCGAGGGGCCCGGCACCGGCTGGGCGATCATTGCTCAACCCTGAAGGAGACCTATCACCATGGCCTTTGATCCCAGTCAGCACGAAGCGGCGATCGGCTTCGGCCTGTTCGTCGTGAGCGAACTGATCGGCATGAGCAAGCTGCGCTCGAACAGCGTGTTGCAGCTGATCATCAGCGCGGCGATGCGCGCCTACCCCTATGAGCCCCCGGCGCGCGAGAACCGCGGCCCTTTCGACCGGCTCCGCGGCAAATGATCAACCGCGACGCCATGGTGCGGCAGCTGCGCCTCCATGAGGGGGAGCGGCTGAAGCCCTACCGCTGCACCGCCGGCAAGCTCACGATCGGGGTGGGCCGCAACCTTGAGGACCGCGGCATCACCCAGGCTGAGTCGGCGATGCTGCTGACCAACGACATCGCCGACCTGGAGCGCCAGCTCCAGGCGGCCCTGCCGTGGGTGTCGAAGCTGGACGAGGTGCGCCAGCGGGTGCTGCTCGACATGGCCTTCAACCTGGGCATGGCCGGACTGCTGTCGTTCAAGCGGACGCTCGGGGCCATCGAGGCCGGCCAGTACCAGCAGGCGGCGACGATGATGCTCGACAGCAAGTGGGCGCGGCAGGTGGGCCAGCGGGCCGAGCGCCTCAGCCGGATGATGGCGACCGGCAAGGATCCACGCGAGCTCTGGTCGTGAGCCACCGCTTCGACCTGATCGTGCATGGCGTGCTGCGGTCCTTCTACCGCTGGGAGGATGTCCCCTACGTGTTCGATCGGGTGGTGCGGTTCGAGCCGGAGATCCCGCCTCCGCCCCACACCCCCGAGCAGCACGCTGAGATCGAGCAGTGGAATGCTCGCCTGCAAACCCTGATGGAGATGGAACGTGCCCGCCGCGACCAGGATCGGTGATGCCGACGTGAGCCACTGCTCGGGCATGGTCCGGGCCGAGGGCTCCCCGAACGTGTTCGTGAACAGCATCCCCTGGAGCCGGCAGGGCGACGTGAACACGCCGCATCTGCTGCCAGGGAATCCATGCCCGACGCACTCGGCACCGATCGCATTCGGCAGCCCGACCGTGTTCGTGAACGGCCGCGGTGCGGGTCGGATCGGCGATGCGATCAGCGGTTGCACCAGCGTCGCGGCCGGCAGTCCGAACGTCTTCTGCGGGCCATGAAAAAAGCCCATCGCCTACGACTGGCAAAGGGCTCGGTTTGACGTTCACCCAGGGGCAGCATAGCGGTCCTGAAGGGACACCGGACCGCCGGGCTGCTGCTCAGGCGTTAATCGGCTGTGGGTAGAGGCGAGCGATCAGGCGCGCAAGGGCCTCGCGTGCGGCCTCAACGGTGGCGGTGATCGGCGCGACTGCAGGCAGCGGCTGCTGGGGCAGCAGCGCGGCAGAGCGCTGGTTCACGGCCTCGACGGTGCGGCGCGTCCAGCAGCCGGCGCGGTAGGCGAGCTCGGTGGCAACGATGAAGGCCGCGAGGGTGCGGACCAGGGCGGCGCGGATCTCCGCGCGGTGAGCCCAGATGAAGCGGGCGGTGGCCAGGAGGGCCAGGCCAGCGACGGTGCAGATGGTGCGCAGGGTGCGCAGGACGGTGGTCGTGGTCATGAACGGAACCGGCCAGTGCCGGGCGAGTGGGGTGAGCGGGATTGGCGACTACCTGCCAGGCTCCCGCGGGCCAGGGGTCAGAGCCCCGGAGGGGATTGCTCCCCCGATGATCAGCGGCGCGTTCGGCCTGCCGATGTGCTCACCCTACCGACAGGTTCAGCCGGGCGCCGGGGTGCTGTCGCACTTCGTAACAGCCGCCTCCGCGCGGGCCTCGGCGCGCAGCTCCGCCAGCACCTGATCCGCAAGCAGCACTAGCTCACGGGGCTGGCGATGCTGGCGCGCGCGCAGGCGGCTGTGGCCGCCGTCGTGCCCCAGGCGCCGGGCACAGACCGAGCACAGCGGCAGCCAGCGATCGGTGAAGCAGCGGGTGTCACAGCGCGAGCAGCGGGGGATCGGCTCCAGCAGGCCCGCCGCACGCAGTCGCGAGCGGCGGCAGGCATCGGCGCGCTTGCGGCGAAGCGCCGCCTGGATGGCGGCCTCGCGGTCGGTGGATGTGGTCATGGCGTGATGGGGGCGACGGCCTGATTCTGCCCAGGCCACGGGCATGAAGAAGCCCCCCCAGCTGGGGGGCACGGGGGGCGGCTGGGGGCCCCGCAGGGCCCGTGTGGCTCACGGCCGGGTGACCGTGTAGCCGTGGCGCTCGAGGAGCGCGATGGCGGCCGCGATCTCGTCGGCGGGGAGCGCCGGCCGAGCGGCTGGTGTGTCGGCCAGCTCGGCGGCAAGCCCGCGGTAGAGCCGCGCGTCGGCGGCGGCCATCTCGCGAAGCGAGGCGCGGAGTGAATCAGCGATGACGCCCATGGGGGGTGGTGCGGTGAACCGCTCCAATGTGCTTCAAGGCGCTGCACGCTGCGGCATCGATGCGGCTGATACGGGCGTATCAGATGCGGCCAGATGCGTTGCGCCGCAAGGACTCTGGCCGGGCGTGTGCCGGTCAACAAGTGGCACGATAAGCACGAACTGGCACACAGCTCGCACACGGAACGGGCCGGAATTGGCACAAGGCGTTGCGCCGTTGGTATCAAGGCGATACCGAATGAGGCCAGATGGTACGGGCGTACCACGGCTGAGATACATTGCGGCAACTGGGGTCTGGCCAAACTGGTACGGGCGTACCTGTGGATAACTTGATTTCCACAGGTGTCACACTGGCCGTCGTTACGTCCGTTCATAATCGGCCATTCTCAGCGGTTCTCAATAAGACATCGACTGCAGCGCAAGCAATCTGGGTGATAAGTGTGCCCCGGTGCTACATGCCCAAGTCGTCGCTCACGCGCGCGGCCGCGGCTCGGCCCGCGTCCTCGATCAGGTGTGCGTACCGGCGCGTCGACTGCAGGCTCACGTGGCCCAGCAGCTGGCCGATCACATCCAGGCCGTGTCCCGCGCTCAGCCCGTAGGAGGCGAACGTGTGCCGCAGGTCGTGCGGCCGGCAGTCCTCCAGCCCCACCTGGTCCCGCAGCTCCTTCCACAGCGAGTGATACCCACCGAGCGGCTGGTCCGGCCGGCCGCCGGCGATCACCCAGTCGCCGCCGTCCCGCGGGTGGCGCTCCCGCAGCTGCTCGAGGATCTCCAGCGCCCGCGGCACCAGCAGCACCCGCCTGGCCCTGCCCGTCCGCCGGCCCGTCTTGTGGTGCTCCGCCGGGATGATCAGCCGGCCGCCGGCCCAGTCCACCCAGGCCCAGCGGGCGTGCAGGATCTCCCGCAACCTGCAGCCGGTGAGCAGCAGCAGGCGGATCAGCTGGCAGAACCGCCACCTCACCCCCAGGCCCTGCGACTCGAGCTCCCACTGCTGCAGCGCGTCGCGCAGGCGACGCAGCTCGTCGTGGCTCAGGTAGCGCTCGCGCGTCACCTTCACGTCGAGCTCCACCCCACGGCACGGCCGCGGCGCCCGGCCCTCCGGCCACCAGTCCCAGCGCTCGCTCATCCGGAGCGCGCGGCCCAGCTGCAGCACCGCCGCCCTGGCGACGGGGCGCCGGCCGGCACGGTCATAGAACTCCTGCACCATCGCCGTAGTGATGCGGCTCAGCTGGACCCGCCCGAAGGCCGGCAGCAGGTGGCCGCGCCAGATGAACTCCTCGGTCACCCACCCGGGCCGAGCCTGCCGGGCGAGCCGGTGCCGCTCATAGAGGTCCTGGCCGGTGGGCGCATCGCGCCGCTGCCGGCGCTCCTCCATCGGGTCGCCGCCCTCGCGCACGCGGGCGAGAGCGTCGCGCGCCAGGCGCCGGGCATCGTCGGGCGACAACTCAACCGGACTGCCCAGCTTCAGATCGCGCTGCCGGCCGTCGACGCGGTGGCGGAGGTAATAGGTGCGGGCCCCGGTCGGCAGCACCAGCAGGGACAGGCCGGGCACCAGGGAGTCGTTGAGGCGGAAGCGGCGCTCGCGTGGTGCGGCGCCCTCCACCAGGGTCTTCGTCAGCTTGAGCGTTCCCACAGCGTTCCCACAGAACAGGGTGATCCGGGGTGATGTACCGGAATCGGGAAGGAAGGTAAAGCCGCAGAAATCTGCGATTCGAGGATGCCGGAGGATAGGAAAGGAAGCCGCCTGACGTGAACCAAGATCAAGTAAGGCGGCGCCAAAACCCGTTGCGCCTCAACGGGTTACCAAAGATCAGCCGGAACCGTTCCCACACCGTTCCCACACTTGAGATGCTTGCGGCGCCACTCCTGCTCTAGGCGAACCAGCGAGGTGATAGGCATCGGCAGCTGCAGATCCTGAGCGGCACCGCAGCGGGTGCAGCGGATCTGTGAGGGCTGGCGGCTCGCGTCGATGATCAGGTGGTCAGCCATGACGGCCCAAGCGAGCGAGGACTGCGCGAAGGCCGGCGGTGTGGGCAGCTCGCTCCATGTCGGTCAGGCTCCACGCTTCGGGGAACCCTTCACGCCAGCGAGCTTCTGCGCCCATGGCGTACACGGTGCGCAGCTCGGCATCATCCGTCGGCCACACCGCCTCCGGCTGGGCCAGGCGCTCCAGCAGGTCGGCGGCGCGGGTGCGTTCCATGAGTAGCGGAGAGACGCACGGATCCCGCAATGCAGCCACCAGCTCCCCCACTTCTTCCTCGGCGAGCGGCGCCGGCTGGGCCAGGGCGGTGCGGGCACGGGTGATCAGGTCGTCGTCGATGTCGGCGGTTTCTTCAGATGGGCCTCCGCCAATGAGGTAGGCATCCAGCGCATCGGCCAGCTCAGCGCACAAGGCGCGAAATGTGTCGGTCATGGTATGTCGGTGGTGGTGGCCAAAAGCCGCCGCAGCTGCTGGATCTTGCCGGGGACCAGATGCCAACTGCTGACGATGCCGCAGGCACCGCCCAGGCAGACGCGGATCGCGCCGTCGGGCAGCGTCTCGGTGGTGGGGTCAGGCATGCCGCTCACCACATGGCCCTGCAGGCGGGCACGTTCATCGCCTTGGCGGCGAGCCACAGCTGCCGGTACTGCGCTGGCGTCTGCATCGACTGGTTCGTGATCATCGTGCCGGCGATCGAACCAGGCGCGGCCGAGAGGCCCTGGTTGTTGAGCTGACGGGCGGCGTTGCAGAACCGTGTCGCGGCGCCGCGCAGATCCTGCGCATGCACCGGCGCGGCGCTGAGCATCGCGAGGAGAATGAGGGTCTTCATGGGGTGTTGGAGCGAGGTGGAGCTCCCCGAAGATCGGGGAGCTGGTGCCCGAAGATCGGGGAGGTGATCAGACCGGGTGACGCACCGTGATGTCCGGGCCGGGGCCGCCAGGGCGTTCCTCGACCGTGACGCCCTCGATGCGGGTGACGTCGATCCAGACGCTGTATGGCATTCCGTTGGCGTCGCGAGCCGCAAGCTGGATCTGATCGCAGCCGGTGATGTAGCTGGCGCCGGCCATGGCGACGCCTTCAGTTCCTAGAACGGTGTCGCGGTACTTCTGGCCCAGGGTGAACGTGGTGCCGTTGAGCACGACGGTGCGGGTTTCGAGTGACATGGCAGGAGGTGAATGGGGTAGCTGCCGGATTGGTCGCGGCTCCGGCGGGCCGCGTGATCAGGCCGCGGCGAGCGGCTTGCCCAGGTACTCCAAGCGGACCAGCAGAACCAGCGCGTGAGCGCCTTCGTTGCGCTTGGCCAGGTTGCCGATGACGCCAACGAGGCAGCCCTCGTCCATCAGCTCGAACTGCTCGTGCACGTTTGAGCTGAGGCCCTCGCACCTGACGACCAGCTCTGGGAGCTCACCCCGGCCTTTGACGGTCAGGGTGAAGGACGCGAGGCCGTCGTGAAAGGCGAGGTTGCTGGCGCGACCGACGAGCGTGATGCTCTGGCGATGACGGGACATGACTGTCGGGGGTGGTGGGGCGTCTCCGCCCCGGTGCTCACACCCTACGGATCCCAACCCGCTCCGGTGCAGCGGCTGTAACCGATCTTCACAATCGGCTCAGCCTTTCGACTCCATGACCGTGGCATCGCCCTGGTAGCGGCCTGTCACGGCGTAGCTGCGCTCCGGCAGCGCCATCATCATGCTGAACACGAGCTGGCCGATCTTCATCCCGGGCCAGATCGGGACGGCGTGCAGCTGCCGGCTGTTGTGCAGCTCCAGTGTGACCACGCCGTGGAACCCTGGGTCCAGGTAGCCGGCCAGCAGGTGCTCGATCCCCTCCCGGGCCCTGCTCGACTTCAGCACGAACTGAGCGTTGCAGTTCACTGGCACCCGCACGAACTCCAGCGTCGGGGCGAGCACAAACTGGTTGGGGACCATCAGGTAGGGGTCTTCCTCGCTGTGCAGATGAAATGGGAACTGCACCATCGCGCGGCTCTCGGCCCCCTCGATCAGGAGCGTGTGGCCCAGCCGCACGTCCAGCGACGCCGGATTCACCAGCGACGGATCGAACGGCTCCACCATGCCGGTCTCGCACAGCCGGCGGATCTCGAAATCAGGCAGGATCATGAGTCAGGGAAAATGGGACGACGGCTGAGTTCGAGCTGGGCGATGCGCCACACGCTGCCCAGCTCGTCGTAGCAGAAGTAGGTGGGCATGGCGGCGATGGCCCGATGGCTGATTGTCACGACCCGTTCCGGGTGCCACCCGCGGACATAGACGCGATCGCCAGGCTTGAACCGCCACGGCTGCTGATTCAGGAGACGGAGATTCATCGGATGGCCCTCACCTCGGTGGAGATTCCGAACGCCATCTGCAGCAGCGTGCGGCGCTCCAGAGCATCATCGAGGCTGGCGGCCACCCATGCGGCGTCGGTGTCGTCTTCGAGCGTGAGCACCGGCGGGATGATCTGACCAGCTGGGCCCTCCCCTTCCGGGGCGCAGAGCCACTGGCGGCCGCGCTTCAGGCCGTACATCACAGCGCCTCGCACGCGCGGTGGACGCCCGCTCGGCAATCCGCCACCGTCATCGCATCCAGGGTCGCAGTCAGGGCGTGCAAGCCGAAGACGCAGCAGGTCAGCCACAAGGCTGTGCGCAGAAGCAGTCGCATGGTAGGTGTGACGTGGGACGTGGGTAGTTTGAGCAGGGCACAGCCGGCGACAAGGCTGCTGTCATAAGTCTTCACGCGGTCGAAACTGCAGGCAGTCGGCGGCGAAGCTCAGGCCCTCCTCGATCGGGTCGGGGAAGCGGAACCAGCAGGGGTGCGCGGCCTCGTCGCCTCGCCAGCGATCGCAGTCGAGGCAGCTGCGGCGAGGGCTCTGCGGGCTTTGGCGATGTGCAGCACCGCTCACCGAGCCGTCGGACAGGAGCCAGACGGTCCAGCGGTGGCCGCAGTCGCGGCATTCCTGCCGGCGGCGGCGCCGGCCGCCCTGGGTGGTGCGTGACTCGAGCACCGCGGCGCTGAGGCTGCCGCAGGCCTCGCACGCCAGCGCCGCATCTTTGATCGGCACCACCAGGTTCCAGCGGTGGCTGCAGGCGCGGCAGGAGCGCCGCACGCGGCGGCGCAGGCCGTCAGACAGACGGCGTGAATCGAGAGCAACAGTGTCGGCACTGTCGCAGACGGGGCAGATCGTCATGGGGGAATGCGGCCGGGCCTCCGATACCGCGCAAGGCAGCAGCACCCCAGGACTGCTGCAGCGGTGCCCGCCCTTACGGGTGGGGCCGACCCGGTGGTGGGTAGGTTACGGCCGGCGCTTCCGCCGGAGCTTCTCCGGCAGCACCAGGCCTTTGATCCGGGCGACGCGGGCGTTCAGCGCCGCCCAGTCCTCCGGATCCTTGAACCGGAAGTGGCCGGTGCCCTTCTTGTAGACCTTGAACTCGAAGAACCCCCAGTCGTGCCAAACGCCGGGCTCGAGTCGGTCGAAGCCACCAGGTCGGTCAGGCTTCTCCACTTCCGCATACGGCTTGCCGGTGATGTAGCAGAGGGCTTTCACCAGATCCTGCACGCGGATCTTGTTGCCGCCGTAGCGGATGCTGACCGTGCCGCCGCTCCAGTCAGGCTCAGCCAGGTAAGGCACGATGAACTTCTGGTTAAACAGGTAGGCGTCGTTCGTCGCCCAGCCCTCCACGGCCCAGCGGTTTTCCTTTGTGTGGCGGGTCAGCTCATCGAACGCAGCCTCAACCGCGCGGTCGATCCGCTGCTCTGATGTGCCGGCGATGATCTGCAGCATCCGGAACAGGTTCCGCTCCGTGAACGGCACCTTCGTCTGCTGCTCCACGAACGTGTTGATGTCGCCCTGGAGCTGGCTGGTGGCCATCTCGCGCGGCAGCATCTCGGCGATCACCGATTCCCAGAACGCCTTCTGCAGCTCCTTGCGAAAGCTGTTGCGGCTGGCGGCGCAGCCCTCCATCGTGATCTGCAGGCCCAGCTCGCCTTTGTAGATGCCGCCCACCTGGGCCTGCAGGCGCACGCCGGCCTCGAGCTGCTGGTCGTAGATCCGGCAGGCCTCGACGTAGCGGTTCACCAGGTCGCGGCTGCGGCGGTAAGGGATGATGCCCTCGCCCTGGGCCTCGATGTCGTCGGGGCCCAGGAAGAACCCGTCGAACTCATCAGCGCCGCTTACACGTTGGCCGGGTTTTGTTAGACGAACGAGGCCAACGCTGACATGTGTGGTGCGCTCGGCATCCTCAAACACCGGGCCCAGGTTCTGGCTGCTGCCGTACTGCTCGATCAGCGTGCAGAGCTCTTGCTGGATGCGGGTGCTGCGGTAGCCATCAACCGTGTTCCAGTTGCACAGGCTGACGATCTCGCAGCCGGCCGGGGCGATGGCCCAGGCGTGCAGGATGTGGCGCTCGTCCGCGCTGAAGGGCGGGTTCATCACCACCAGGTCGGCGTGGCTGATCTGGTCAGCGGTGATGGCCAGCCAGTCGTTGCCGATCAGGCGGCTGCCCTGAATGGCGGCGAGGATTGCCCGCAGCTTCGGCTCAGGCTCCACCGTCAGCACCTCAGCAGCGCCGCGAGCCATGGCCTCGGTGACCAGGTTGCCGCTGCCGGCGGAGGGCTCCACCACCACCCGACCGCGCAGGTCGAGCGGGTCGAGCATGGTGGCCGCCACCTCCGGCGGCGTGGGGTAGAAGTCGGGGTTGAACATGGCTCAGCCTTGGCCGCGGCGGGCATCCATGGCGTGGAGTTCCCAGGCCTCGGCATAGTCCGAGACCAGCTGGAGCAGCCGGAACGCCTCGGCGCGCTCGGCTTGGGCCGTGTGCCAGGCGAGCGGTTCCTGGGGGTAGAAGTCGCGGCGGTTGCAGGTGGCAGCGGCCAGTGCATCGGCGGCTGCAGCGATGGCCTTGCGCACCGCGCGGTATTCGCGCTGCAGGCTGTCGGCACCTGTGCCGTTGAGGTGGATGGTCGGGAGGGTGGTCATGGCCTGTGGGGTGATGGGCGTCTCCGCCCGTGATGCAATCATCCGGCGCGGCCGGTGCCATGAACAGGCATCGTTACGCAGCTTCACAATCGGTCGGCATGAACGTGTCCATCGGCGTCCCCGCCAGCTCCCACCGGCCATCCAGCAGCCGCGTCGTCCCCATCAGCCAGTGCTTCATCGTCTCCTTGTGGATGCCGCGCGCCTTCGCCCATTCGCTCACCTTCGACAGCGCCACCCGCTGGATCATCCGGTTCTTCGCATTGCGGATCAGCCAGCACGGTTCGAGCGCAGGATCGGGCCTGTCGCTCTGATTCCGCGCGACCCACCAGACCCACGTGCCGCGCATCGTGCACGTGAACCGCACCAGGTCGCGATCGCGCAGCCACCGCAGCGTGTCGCGCATGGTCTCGACGTTGATGTTCAGCTGGTCGGCCAGCTCCCGCTGCGTCAGCCAGTAACCGGGCGTGACCTGTTCGAGCTGCACCAGCAGGAGCAGCTGGGAGGCGTAGTGCTGCTGTCGCAGGCTGGCCAGGAAGTCGGGCTCGATCATCGGTGGAGAGGCCCCGGTCGCCCGGGGCCCTGATGGTGGACGGGATCAGAACGGAACGTCGTCGGCGCTGGGCGGGCCCTGGGGCGCCGGCGCCGGCGCCGGTGCTGGCGCCTGCTGCTGGTAGCCCCAGCCAGCTGGCGCCTGCTGCGGGGCAGGCTGCTGATACCCAGCCGGCGGCTGGGCATAGCCCGCCGGGGCCTGAGCCGGAGCCGGAGCGTACCCGGCCGGCGCAGGCGCCTGCTGCTGCACAGGCGGCGCCTGCTGCTGATCCCGCGGGGGCGCAATGAACTGCACCGCATCCGCCTGGATGATCAGGTCGAGCCGCTGGACGTTGTTCCGATCGGTCCAACGGTTCGACTTCACCCGGCCCATCACCTGGATCTGGCAGCCCTTCCGGCAGGTGTCCACGAAGCCCTGGGCCTTGTCGCCCCAGACCTCCACCGTGAACCAGTCAGGCGGCACGTCCTGGCCGCGCTGCACGCCCAGGCGATTGACGGCCATCCTTCCGGTGGCCACCACAGTCCCGCCGTTTAGGTACTTGATCTCAGGATCGGCACCCATGCGACCGACGAAGTGATGCACCGAAGCGCGCATCACGGTGTCCGTAACTTCACTCATGTCTGTTGTTGCGATGGTTGACTGTCACCAAGCCAGCAGCGGTTCAGCTTCTCAAAGGGCTGGATCCCCTCCTTGGGGTAGAGCACGCGGGCGCCGATCTTGATGTACGGCGGCCCCGCCTTGGCCATCCTCCAGTTGGCCAAAGTCTGGTGGTTGAGCCGCCAGCGATGGGCAAGCTCCTTGGGCGTCAGGTAGGCGTCGTCTGTCATTGAATCCTCAGAATGGATCTTCTTCTACGGTGACAGTCTCCACCTGCTGCGCGGCAGGCGGCGTTGTTGTTGTTGCTTCTGGCGCCGCATCGATTGCTGCCGGACGTTCATCCAGCACTTCTACAGTCTCGGCAGTCGCGCGGATTTGATCATTAAGTTGCGCGACGACGTCGTTGCTGGCTGGCAACACATCCGCACCCCTCACGGTTACGGTTTCGACCTCTTCACGCACACCCAACCCGAACAGCACCTCGGGGATGTAGAGGTTGATGAGTCTGGTTGCTGACCGCCACCGCAACATCTGTTCGGGGATCGACCGATACTTGTCATTCTTCGTCCACCCATCGGCAATCGCCTCGCGCATCGTCACCGTGGTGCTCACCTTCTCCCCGGTGTCGCGCAGCACCGCCGCAGCCGTCACCTCCAGCGCATCGCCCTGCCCCTTGCTGCTCCATTGGATCGGGCCCTTCAGCTGGCCTGACTTGTTCGCCCTGGCGATCGCGAACCTGGTCGAGGTGATGGGCTTTCCCTTGAAAACTCCCATCTCCTGGAACATCAGCATCGGGTGCTCTCCCAGCTGCTCGGCATACATCAGCGCCACCATGCAGGCCTCCGGCTTGCCCTGGTAGTGCGCCGGCACCATGCCGCTCATGCTGAACGCCTTCGCCACCCGCCACAGATGATCGAATGCCTTGCCGTCGTGCAGGAACGCCAGTGGTGCTGGCTGCTGCTGCTCGACCGTTGTGATCGCGGTTGAATCGGTCATCGCTTGGATTGAATGAATCGGAACATGCGGTCGATCGCGTCCTGATCTGCCTCACTCAGCTCATCCAGGAGCTGGATGGTGGCTGCCAGGTGCTCCAGGGACTGGAGGGCCTCGACCACGGTCGGCGGCTCCAGGAACTGCAACGAGTCAGGCAAGGACATCTGCTCTCCTTTCTCTCAGCGCCGGACTGCCAGGTAGGCCACGCCCAAGGCGATGGCCCACAGCAGCACGGCGAGCTGCACGTCAGTCACGCACCCACCCGGGCAGATCGAGGTCGTCCTGCACCAGGTCTCCATAGCCAGGCCACAGGCCTGTGCGATGGCACTCAGCCAGAAGCTCCATCGCGGCACTGATCCGCCGCTGCCCTGCAGCGATCAGCGACGGCGACAGCGGATACACCGCTACCGCGAACGGCCGTACGTTCTCCACCGCGATGATCAGGAACTTCTCCGCCTCGAGGGCATCGAGGTTCCACGCCGCCTGGACGTGGTAGTCGAAGTTGGCGATGCTCTTGGCGAACTCGTTGCGGCTGGCGTCCTTCGTGGTCTTCACGTCGACCACAATCCGGCGATCCTCGCTGTGCCAGTCGGGGCGGACCTTGCAGGCGAGGCCCGTGGTGGAGTCGGTCCAGGTGTAGGATGCCTCGCGGCGGCCGGGAAGCTCCAGCAGGAAGCTGGCCGCCGGGTGCGACCGCACCATCTGGGCCATCTGCTGCACCTGGGCCGCGTCGTCGAGCGACAGGACGATCTTCCCGGCGCTCTCGCGCTCGAACTCAGCCGCCATCTCCTTGCCGACCTTCGTCCGGCGATCGAACGTGTGCGGCGGCACCGCCACCGTGGCGTCCCACAGGTCAGGCTCGAGGACGGCGGTGTGCAACGCCGTGCCCATCTCCATGGCCGGCGTAGACTCCTTCTTCTCGCGGTCGTCCGCCAGGAACTGGTCGAAGTAGTGCAGCGGCGACCGGGCCAGCGTCTTGATCTGGCTGGGCGAGACGGCCTTCAGCGCGTGGTAGGCCTCATTGGTGAGGCCTTCGTGGAAGGTGAGCTCAGGCACTGGTCACCTCACCCGGCACCGGCAGGCCGCGGCGGCGCAGCTCTGGGTAGCAGAAATCACCGCCCCACTGGATCGACCAGCGCAGCAGCTCCGCATCACTCGCAGCCCTGAGCCGCGCCTGCTGCTGGGCCGCGAGATCACGGCTGGCAGCCTGCAGCGCAAGCTCTTCTCGAAATGCCGCCCATCCTTCTCGGAGGGCGAACCAAAGGGGCCTCATGGCTCCATTGCGGGGGTCGTTGGAGACCCTACCGGCTTCCTTGACCATAATCCGGTTTCCTCGCGCATCCTGTCGCATACTGTTACAACCCGTTGATTTCGCTGCACAATCTGGGATTCTTCACTGCACGTCAACCGATTCGCGCATGGTCACCCTTCGTCCCTTTCAGGCCGCTGCCGTCGCCGAGATTCGCGGTGCCTACATGGCCGGCCGCCGCCGCGTGCTGTTCGTCCTGCCGACCGGCGGCGGCAAGACCTACACCTTTGTCCACATCGCCGAGCAGGCCGCGATCCGCGGCAACCGGGTCTGCATCCTGGTCCACCGCGCCGAGCTGGTGGATCAGTCCTCGCGCTCGCTCCATGCCATCGGTTGCAACCATGGCGTGATCGCCGCCGGCTACCGCCAGGACCTCTCCCACACCGTCCAGGTGGCCAGCGTGCAGACCCTCGCCCGGCGCCTGCACACCATCCCGCCGGACTTCTTCCAGCTGCTGATCGTCGATGAGGCACACCATGCCGTCGCCGGCACCTGGGCCAAGGTGCTGGCCGCCATGCCACGCGCTCACATCCTGGGGGTCACTGCGACGGCAGAACGCCTCGACGGTCGAGGCCTCGGTGATCAGTTCGACATCCTGATCGAGGGCCCCGACGCCGCCTGGCTCACGCAGGAGGGCTTCCTGGTGCCGGCCCGCATCTTCGCCCCGCCTGGCATCGACCTCTCAGGCATCCGACGCTTCGACACCCGCAAGGGCCACCAGCAGTCAGAGGAGATCCTGCGCCAGGGGCAGGCCATGGGTGATGCCGTCACCCACTACCGCCGCACCATCCAGGACACCCACAACGGCACGGCCATCGCCTTCTGCGTCAGCGTCGATCACGCCCACGCCGTCACCGAGGCGTTCCGCAACGCCGGCATCGCCGCCGCCACGCTCGACGGCACTATGGACCGCGGCATCCGCCGCCGCACCATCGCCGACCTCGGTACCGGTCAGGTGAAGGTGCTCACCTCCTGCGACATCATCAGCGAGGGCACCGACATCCCCTCGGTCACCGGCGCCATGCTGCTGCGCCCCACCGACTCCCTGGGCCTGCATCTCCAGCAGGTCGGCCGCGTCCTGCGCCCCTGCCCGGGCAAGCCCCACGCCATCGTCAACGACCACGTCGGCAACACCCTGCGCCACGGCCTGCCGACCGATCCGCGCGAGTGGTCCCTCGAGGGCCGGCCGAAAGGCAAGCCGAAGAAGCCGAGCGACGCCCTGCCGGTTCGCACCTGCGCCAGCTGCTTCAGCATCATCCCGGCCGCGGTCAATCCGTGCTCCGAGTGCGACCACCTGGAGCAGGCCCTGAAGCGCAAGCTCACGGTCATCGATGGCGACCTGCGCGAGCTGACCGGCGCCGAGCTGCGCCGCCAGGAACGCCGCGAGGTGGCCCAGGCCCGTACCCGCGAGGAGCTCGAGGCGATCGCTCGCGACCGTGGCTACAAGCCAGGATGGGTCGCCCACATGCTCGCCGCGCGAGGACAGCACCATGGCCACAGAGCGTTCGGATGAGCGCCGGATCCAATCCGACATCCAGCTCGCCGCCAACGGCCCTGCACGCCTCTGGCGCAACAACACCGGCGCCCTCAAGGACGCCCGCGGGCAGCTCGTTCGCTACGGCCTCTGCCCGGGCAGCTCCGACCTCATCGGCTACCGCAGCATCGTCATCACGCCCGACATGGTGGGCCAGCGCGTCGCCCTGTTCTGCGCTGTCGAGGTCAAGGACCGCGGCCGCCCCACCGAACAGCAGCAGGCCTTCATCGACCTCATCCAGCAGGCTGGCGGCCTGGCCGGCGTCGCGCGCTCCGTCCCAGACGCGCTCTCCATCCTGCGGATGTAACGACGCGTTACAGCACCCCGGCTCATACCCGTCGCGGCCCGTAGCGTTCGGGGGCCACATGCCTCTCACCATGAGCATCGCCCCCGAGACCGCCATGGTCCGCCTTCGTCGCCTCTACCGCGACGCCAACCACTGCGACCCTCGCTCCAACTGGCAGGCTCTCTCCTGGGCCCTCAAGCCAGAGCTCTGGGCTGAGCACCAGATCCGCTACCGCAACTGGTCCTGGCATGCCTGCGAGGCCACCCTGCGCCAGTGCCGCATCCTGTCGAACCGCATCAGCCGCGCCGCCACCGAAGCGGGCGCCACCCCTGAGGCCTTCGTCACCTCCCTGCCCTTCCCCTCCAGCCCCGAACTGGAGGTGGAGGCATGAACGCCGATCGCGACGTCCTCTCCATCCCCGACAGCGCCGCATGGCGCGCTGGCACGCTTTACGAATGCGAGCGGATCATCAAGGTGCTGCGCACCATGAAGGAAGAACTGATCGTCGACCCCGGCATGTTCACCAGCTGTGAGCTGCGCGGCGCCCTCGGCGTCCTCGAGAAGGTAGCCCGAGCACTTGAGGGGGCCGGCTGATCCATGTCGCTCCTCGAGCAGCTCCAGGCTCTGCCTGATGACTGGGCCTTTGTGGCCGTCGACGGCAACAAGCGCGCCTACCAGGAGGCTTGGCAGGACAACCCACTCACCAAGGCTCAGATCGCCGCCGAGATCAACGCCGGCTGCGCTCATGCCGTCGGCGTCCAGGGCGGCCCCGCCTCCGGTGGCCTGCTGTTCGTCGATCACGACGGCATCTCCGCCACCACCCAGCTGGAGCGGCTCGGCATCCCCCTGCGCTCACTCCCCAAGTCCTGGGCCACCACCTCAGGCCGAGATGGCCGTTTCCAGATCCTCTACCGGGTGCCGCCGGAGTTCTGGCCCGCGCTCCGCAACCGCCGCTACTGGTACACCGGTGAGCCGGACCCCACCACCGGGAAGCCCACCAAGGTGCTCGGCCCTGACGGCAAGGCCGAGATGATCGATTTCCGCTGGGCCCGCCACTATTCGGTCGTCATCGGCGCCCACCCGGAGACATCCGGCTACCGCTGGCTCAAGGGCCGCGGCCCCACCGAGCAGGCCCTGGTCGACGCGCCGCACGCGATCATCGAGCTCCTCCTGGATGAGCCCGAGCCCGAGCCGCTGCCCCTGTTCACCCCTGAGGCCGTCCCACAGATCGGCCCGGGGGATCCGCTCCCCTTCCTCGACTTCATCAGCCGCGACTCCCGCGAGCTAGTCGAGTCCGGCGGCACGCCCGGCAGCTGGAACGACGACCAGCTCCGCCTGGCCCTCGACCTTCGCGGCACTGAGCAGTGGATCCGCTCACAGGGTCATCAGCCCGACATCACCGCATCACAGGCCTTCGCCCTGCACGTGGCCGCGGCCAAGCCCAAGGCCCGTGACTTCGACGAGCGCAAGGCCTGGCATCGGTTCGACGGCGCCGCCAGCCGCAACCCCAGACCCTCGACACCCGAGGACAAGCTGCAGGACCGCCTGCGCTTCCACACCCGCACCAGCAGGCCCCTGTTGCCGCCGCCCAGCACGACCCCACAGCAGCAGCAGGCACCGCCCGGGCCGCCACCACCAGACCCACCGCCGCCCCCGCAGCAGGCCTACGCACCCACCCTTGCCAAGCCTCAGAAGCTCGAAGCGGCTGAGCTGCTGTTCATGCTCCGCCAGCAGGCCCAGGACGGGCAGCGCATCCGGTGGAACACCTTCCACCAGCAGGTCGAGATCGACGGTGGCGCCCTCGAAGGCGCCGAGCGCTTCTACCTGAAGCTCGCTGATCAGGGCTTCAAGGTCTCCAAGGACCTCGCCATCGATGCCCTCGTCCAGGTCGCGCGAGAGAAGCCCTACGACCCCGTGACCCTCTACCTGGAGCACGTTGCGGCCACGGTGCCCCCGGCCTACATCGGCGGCCTCGCCACCGCCTACCTGCGGCCCGAGGATGCCGCCCTGGGAGAGCCCACCCTCTACGACCACATGCTGCGCTGCACCCTCATCGGCGCCGTCCGCCGCGCCTTCGAGCCCGGCACCAAGCACGACACCACCTGCATTCTCAGCGGTGACCAAGGCGCCAGGAAGAGCTCCTTCTGGTTTTGCCTCGGCGGACCCTTCTTCTCCGACTCCCTCGGGGACCTCTCCAGCAAGGACGACCTCCTGAAGCTGCACCGCAGCTGGATCATGGAGTGGGCCGAGCTTGACCACGTGACCAGCAGGAAGCACGCGGGCCAGATCAAGTCCTTCCTCACCACCCAGTCCGACCTGTTCCGCGCGCCCTACGGCAAGGCCGTCGAGGCCTGCCCCAGGCGGGGGATCATCGTCGGCTCCACCAACCGCTCCGAGGGCTTCCTCGTCGACGACACCGGCAACCGCCGCTTCTGGGTGATCCCCACCACCCGCAACGAGGCCGAGCCGATCGACACCCCCACCCTGGCCGCTGAGCGTGACGCGATCTGGTCCGCCGCCGTGCACGCCTTCAGGGCCAACGAGCCCAACTTCCTCCCCGTCGAGCTGGCCCTCAAGGTCAACGCCGAGAACGAGGCCTACCAAGTCTCCAACCCATGGCGCGAGCCCATCGAGGCCTGGCTGCGGCAACCGGCCAACTTCGGCCGCATCGTCACCTCGGAACTCCTGCTCACCGAGGCCGTGCAGAAGCCGATCGGGCAGCAGACCCGGACTGATCAGATGCAGGTCGGGACGATCATGCGGGACCTCGGATGGGGTCGCGTGAGGCGTCGGCATGACGGTGGCCTGAAGTGGGTCTTCATTCCGCCCTCCTGAGGTGTTCCTACCTCGGCAGAGCAGGTGGGAACGGGCAGACCCCAGTCCCTGCCTACGTTGTTCCTACTGTTCCTACCTTCCTACCTAAAGGGAAGAGTTATAGGAGAAGGGGGGATAAGGGGCGGTATTGGGAGCGTGAGCCCGCGAATGAAACTTGGTAGGACGGTGGGAACAGGTTGGAACACCCTCGAAGACCCCAGGCGCCGTCTACGTTTTGACCAGACTGACCAGTAGGAACACCCCACCCATGGCACGCATCGACATCACGGCCAGGATCCTCGGGGACTCCGAGCTGGCTCAGACCCTCTCCCAGCTCTCCAGCCACGACATTCCCAAGGCCATCAAGGCCGGCGTTCGTGAGGCCGCTACCAAGGGACGCACCACCATGGCCAAGTCCATCGGCCAGCGCTACGCACTCACAGCCGGTCGCATCAAGCAGGACGTCTACCCCGCGCGCTTCTCCGACAACGGACAGACCGCGGTGATCAGCACCAGCCGCAAGCCCATCACGGCCATGCAGTTCAAGCCCAAGCAGACCCGCAAGGGCCTCCGCATGAGCATCTTCCGCGGTGAGCGCACCCTCGTGAAGTCAGGCTTCATGGCCAAAGGCCTCCCCTTCAAGCGCAAGGGCAAGGAGCGCTACCCCCTGGACGTGATCCATGGCCCCTCCATCCATGCCATCTACACGGGGGGGCATTGGGCACCAGCCATCCAGGCACGCACTGAGCTGCGCATTGAGCAAGAGCTCGAAGCGGGCATCCTCAAGCGTCTGCAGGCCATGGGACGGGGCTTCGGGAGGTAGTCCCCCATCTCCCCTCCCACTTGCCTCCCACACGCCTCCCAGGCGCCTCCCAGACGCCTCCCTCCCCTCGGAACCGGTCGGAACCACCCCCCCACCCCTTTGGGTCCTCCGGTTCCGAATCCCCTGCGGGTCCGCGAGC